CTTGAGATTGAGTCTGATATGCCATCTGCTTATCAGCCTGTTCAGCATTAAAAGCATTGTTAGCTTCACGAATAGAATTGAGAGTTCCAAAAACATCGGCACCCTGTTGAATTACAGGAGCAGACGACGAAATACTACCAATACTACCAGAACCACCAGCATACATAGAACCAGCATTCATAGAATGACCAGTATCCGTAAAGTCCATAAAATCACCTCTTAATGATGGTCAATCAAACCAGGAATACTATACATCGGCATTGGCCGGGTACAAATATTCTTTACATAAAGGTCTGCAAACAACTGATTAGATACCGAAGACTGCACAGCAAGCACGCGGTCAACTGTCTTAGCATCTTCCTGAATCCATTCAGCAGAAAGACGAGGCAAAGCAGAATAATCATCACCTAAATGCCAAATATCCAGCGACGCCGGCGCAGAAGAACGCATCTCACCAGTCACACGATTTGGTTTATAACGATACTCGGCCCAGGCTTCTTGATAGCCAAAAACTTCATCATCCACATCAGTACCTTGCGCATAAATCTCTTTATTTTTTACAGCTTGTTCACCGATATTAGCAAGAACAGGCCAATAGAAATCAAAACGACCTTTGCGAGACCAAAGACGGTCAAGACCTTGCTGATACGTATGGTCATAACGAGCAACTAACAAACCAATCACATAACCATGCTCAGTAAACGACTTAGTAAAATCACTATGACGGTCTGTAGTCAAAGATTGACCAGATGTAGCACCTTGCGGAGTAGAACCTTCAACAGTACCAGAAGTCTGAATAACCTGATTAATATTAATAGGAATCCGATTACCTCCTAAATACTCAGGACGCTGTAATCTCGCATCAGGAGATACAACTCCAAAATGACTACGCAAAATCTCAGTATAACGAGTACCTCCTCTCGCATCACGCTCATACAATTTCTGAATCTGAAACGCCATACGAAGCTGATTAATAGTTGCAGCTGCCTGAGAGCCAGTATTAATAGCCCAAAGGTTAGCAGGCACCACAAAATTATTCTCACCAGCAGAATCAGGAGTCAAACTATACTTCGGAACCTCATCAAAAGTATCATAATTCGCAGAGCCAGAAGGATTATAACCATAAAAATATTTAAAAGGATAACCACTGGAATTCGGATATCCAGCCCCAACACCATTAATCATACCAGTAGGCAAACCAGGAGCTTTTAAAGCATCCTGATTCAAAGGAACAACCGGCAAAGCAGCACCGGCACCGGTTACAGGAATCATGACATCAGGGCCTTTTTGAGGAGCCGGAAGGCAAGACGTAAAATAATCATGGTACTTAGCAGCAACAAAAGGCTTGCCACCAAGCTCAACCTTGTCAATACCAGCATCATTAGAACCAATACGGGTAGTATCATCAGTATCCAATAAAAGCGGGTCAACAAGATTCTGGTCGCGAAACCATTCATTCATAATCATGGTATACGCACGGAAGGGAAGGGCACTTACGCTTAAACCAGAAACACCAGTAGGAATACCGAAATAATCGGCAATCGTACCAATATTCCAACCTCCAGAAGGAGCAGTCACTTGAGGAATAGAATACTCAACCTCAGGAATCCATGCGCTTTGTGTATTCTCACCATTAAACTCTTTCCAATGGTCCCACACAAGACGATTGGGAACAAAGAAATAATAGGTATCAAGATATACATTATCCATCATCGGAGTTAAAAGAGTCTGAAAACGAACGACTTTACTTGTAGAAATCTTAAAGGTATCTCCAGGCAAAACCTCGTCTAAATAAAAAGGCACAACGTCACCAACATTAAACGAAGTCTTAAGGCTAGAACTACGGTCAAACTGAGACCGAGAAATATTTGCTTTAGGCAGGGTAGAAAAACGGCTATTCTGGTTGCGACTCACTTGTAGAAACCTCCTTATTTTCTTCTAACTGAGACCAGCCCATTTTACGAGCGAACTCTTGAGAATCCATAGACGAGATAAACTCGCTAAAATTAAAATTAAACCGCTCACGAACTTCAAGAGGCAACTGCTCAAAAAACTGCTCAGATTCATTAATAACATTCAACATCTCAGCATAAGACGTAGGCAAATTGGTGAAATCTCCAAAAGTACCCTGTGTTTTAGCCAAAGCGTCAGGGTCTCCAGCAACAAACTTAGACAAAATAGTATCAATATCGACAGATTCAGCATGAGATTGAATCATATCATAAATATCATCCTGTCCATTTGGCACAAGTTCCAACTGTCCAATATCATTATATCGAGTACGATATTTCTGCCGTTTACGATTACCAGGATTAGCAAAAATACGACCGTGAGGGTCAAACGCTGTCTTAAACTGCATCATCTTTATCATCCTCCATCAAAGAAGCACCACGAGCAACAAAAACAGGAGAAGCAGCAGAATCCAAAGTACCTAACTCAGTATCGTAAGTACCAATCAGATACAAATCCAAATCTTCCAAAGGAACGGTAAGCTGCTGACCTTTAAAAGACATTACAAACTGTCGAATAGCAACATCATTGCTATACGCATCAAACAAAGGACCAAAACCGGTCAAACGATCACGAATTGAATAGAGATTCTTAATCATAATCTAATACCTCCACGATAAACTTTAGGCTCAATGTTTATTTTTTTACTTTTACTTGCTGTCCTGGAAAAAATTTTTCTATCCTTTCCAGCTCTAACGGATTTTCGCATTACAACGACCTCCTTAATTTTTTTAAAGAAAGCTTTTTGCTTTCTTCATTCACAATTAAAAGCTCTCTCATAGAGATGTCAGTTAATGACATACTTATTTCTTCAAAATCCGTCTGCGCAGCCTTTCTGTTCGCTTTAATGTCCGCCAAATGCTCTGAATGTTCTTCAGCATATTTAGACTCAAAATACTTAGGCCAACTAAAAGCAAGGCCACCATCAACAGTAGAAACAACAATCCGTTCATCGGGCGATTTCTCCTTCAAAAACTGTTCATAGTAGGGAATACCTATACCAGGCTTACGACTCATCAAAAGAAACGGGCGTTCTATACCATAGAAATCATAGGCAGCTTCGGCATCCTCACCAGAAAGTTTCTTTGTGCAATATCTCGCTACATACGCAGCAGACTTAAAACCAACATCACCAATAATATGATTGCCAAAAGGCCAAAGCTCTGAAAGAATCTTGGATGTATAATAAGCATTACCTCGCTCATTTCTAAGCAACACCTTGTCCGGCAAATCTAAGCCAAATATCAACGCATGATAATGAGGGCGCAACGTCTCAGGACCATATTCACCACAAGCATAAAACCTTAACGTCGGATTATCATCAACAATAGTAATAGCTGAATTAGCAAAAGTATCATCAATATGGTACGCCACATAACGTCTCAACCTCTTCATGAATTTCTGAAAATCTAACTTTTTTAATGTCATCGCTTCACGCGCTTCGCCATTTTCACGTTCACCATAAAGAACGCGAGGAACACATAAATCATCATATGTTAAAGTCAAAAAAAGGGAGGACTTATGTAATTTAGACTCTAGCACACAACGATTAGCCCACATTCGAGAATACTCTAATTTGCAACCGACACATTTACCACATGGAATCGGACTAAATGGGTCTTTATACCGCTCTGCATAGGGGCTTCGAAAGTCTGTCGTAACAGCACACCAACGACCCTTTTTAAACTCAAGATGGTCCGTGCCATTCGGATATATTTTTAAATTCTTCTTACCAGAAGGAAGAACTCCAAAATCAAACGCCACTAAGGGATGATAACAGGGCATTTTATATCACTCTCCAACGCAACAAAATAAGACTTTTGCAGCATTACCTAAATAACGCATTTAAAAAAGGACCTACAAAAAGAATTCCAAAGTAAATTAATACACCATAAATCAAAATTCTCAATACTCGGAATAATTTATCTAATTCACTCATTTTTTTCTCCTATATATTAATTTAATCAATTTAATATTTTTAGAGTTAATTTTATTTGTTAATTTAGATATATCATAGATTTTTTAAAATTGCAATAGGTTGTATTAATTTTGTGTCACTCTGCCCTTATAATATCAAGTATGTATAAGGGCAGAATAAGATGGCTCTGGAAGCCATCGCCTGCCGCGCTCACGCTTGGCATACCTATAATTTTTGGCAAGCCGCGCGCGACCTGCCAAAAACTATAGGTTTTATCAATCAACTATGAGCCAAAACCACTACCAGAAAAACTACCACTACCAGAAAAACTACCACTACCATAATCATAGGTTTTAATCGAATGGTGGTAAATTAAAAGGATTTTTACCACCAGTATTTATACCTAAATAATCATGTAAACCAACAAACCAATCAGCAAGGGAGCGACCAACATAAGTAGCACCTTCAGGAAGAGTACTAGGAAAGTTTCTTTTAATATACTCAGTAAACTCTTGTTCTGACTTCTGTAACGCTGCCTTATTTACATTACTTTGGTCAGTAGCATATTTAGAAGCAGCTGAGGAAACATCGGCAGCATATTTACTTGCCTGCGCCATTTGAGAAGAATTCCAACGCGAAGAACCAGCTTGTAATTCTGCAACTGTCTGTTGAGCCCAAGCGGAAACATTAGAAGCATACTGTGAGGCGCTACGTGCCTGGTCAGCGGCATATCTATGGGCGCTCGAGGACATAGCCGCAGAAGAAACAACAGCGTCATGGCTTAACTGAGCGGTCTGTAGAGCCGTCGCTGAATTAAGATGACCAAGATATTTATCCATCGCAATATACTTATCAGCAATAGACTCATTAACACGTGCATTTGTATTTGCAACTTCCAAATTATTACGATAACCAAGAATGGAAGAAAGCAGATTTACCATTGCACCAGCAGTAGCCGTATCAGCAGAAGCAGAAGCACCAGTTCCTTGAGTTGAAGAAGCAGTAGCACCAGAACCTATAGAAGCACCCTGTCCGCCATTGGCGGACAGGACAGGATTCAAACCAGCGGCAAGCAAGTCTTGCACCTCTCGCTGATGAGCGGTATTCGACATATACTCCTGCCAATCACGATTTTTTTGCGCTTCCTTAGCATTAAAATTCATTGCTTTCTCTTGAGATTGAGTCTGATATGCCATCTGCTTATCAGCCTGTTCAGCATTAAAAGCATTGTTAGCTTCACGAATAGAATTGAGAGTTCCAAAAACATCGG